AACCATACGAGCATTGATCCTCCGACAAAAAGCAGAGGGCCAATCGCAGCTACTAAAGCAGCGATTGCCAGTGCCATTTTTTGAATAGGCTCCGGTGCATTAACGAACTTTTCTACTAATCCACCAATTGTATCCGCAACACCTCGAATTGCTGGTGCCATGATTTCTTGAATTACTATTGCAGCAGACTCAAAAGCTCCCATCATTTGTTCAATAGATGAGTTCATGTTGTCTTGCATTGTCCGAGCCATTTCATCAGCAGCACCATTTGAATTCTTTAATGAGTTAGTTAATTCATTTATTGCATTTGGTCCCTTTTCAATTAATGCCATCATTCCTGATAGCGATTCTTGCCCGTAAAGAGTCACTAATGCGTTTTGCTGTTGTTCTGGTGTTAATCCTTGGAAAGCGTGTTGCAACATGCCAATTTGATGCTCTAGTGATTTCATGTTGCCTTCAGCATCATAGAAACTCAAACCTAACTCATCCATTTTTGCGATCATTGGGTCAGTTGGTTTTGCTAAACGAGATAAGGCTCCACGAAGTGATGTCCCTGCTTGTGATCCTTTAATACCAGCATCAGACATGATACCAATCGCTGCGGATGCCTCTTCAAGCGAAATTCCCATCGCATTTGCTACTGGAGCGATATATTTCATCGCTTCTCCCATATCTGCAACCTCAGCATTCGTGTCAGCTGCCGCACGTGCAAACACGTCCGCAACATGACCTGCTTGACTTGCCTCAAGTCCAAATCCTCGCAAAGCTGTTGCTGCATTCTCAGATGCCAAAGCCACATCGCCACCAGAAACAGCTGCTAAGTCTAAAAGACCAGGCATGGCGGCCATGATCTCATTTGCATCGAACCCTGCAGAGGCTAGGTTTTCCATACCTGCTGCGGATTCTTTCGCACTAAAAGCCGTTTTCGCACCTAGATCAATCGCCTGCTGTTTCAGTTGTTCAAAAGAATCCCCAGTCGCCCCAGAGATCGCTTTTACACGACTCATTTGTTCTTCAAAGTCACCGCCAATTTTTGCAGCAGCAACACCAGCACCAAGTATTGGCACCGTAAGCAGTTTTGTCATCGACTTCCCAGCACTTTGCATAGTAGATCCAACGGCCATCATCGTACTATTTGAGTCTTTTTCGAAGGTTTCGACTGCAGATTGAGCATCCTTGAATGTCTGGACAAATCCGCTGTCAGTCGCCTTCAGGTAAGCCTCAACTGAAAATGTTTCTGCTATATCGTCCCCCTCCCCTCTCTAAACTCACGAAGGTTCCTAGCAATCTGTTTCAACTCATTGATTCGTTTTTCGTCTAATTTGCTTTTATGAAGATCAGTACCTTTTAAGGCTTCATTAATTCGTTCTTCGTAATCATAAAAATCGATGAACTCCTTATAAATTGCGTTACCTTTATTATCTCTAGCCCTTACAGAGTTATTTAAAAAGGCTTGCTCATGACGCTTCATATCCTCGTCAACTTGAGAAAGCTTGAAAGCAATCATTCGCAACTCAAATTCTCGCAAGGTCATCTGATTGATCTCTTTAAACGATTTACAACCCAGAAAACGAAAAGCATTAATCGCCAAGTCTTCATAAAATTGACGGCTTGTTTTAGTTATTTTTGTTTTGCTACCTTCGCCGCTTGTTTTTTCAACTTCTTGATCATTGCTTTGGTTAAGTCCTGCTTTCCCAATTCATCAATCATTTCCTCCGAAAGCTTTTCGATATCCTGCGACATCAGCCATGCTTCAATTTCTGAACGCCCAACTTTTGCCTTGTCTACTTGTAAAGCTTCAATAATATTTCGAAGAACAACAGGGTTATACTGTTGCAAATAAACTAATGACGAACTAACTCCCATGCCGAATTTAGCTCCGCCATTTTGAACTTCATAAACACGATCTAACGCTTCAATCGCTCCAATGGTGAACTTCACTTCGATAACTTTTCCGTTAATATCAAGATTCATGATTTTCCTCCTAAAATAAAAAGGCTAGACGTTTGTCTAACCTTGTCCCGATTCTTCTTCACTACCTGGTGTCGTGTCTCTAAAAGCATATTGCGCTTCTTCAATGACTTTATCTGAAACTGTTGCATAGCCTTTAACTGGCTTACCTTCGATTGTTGCCTCCGTCTCGATTTCGTCCAAATCTTCAACGTTCGAAGGAACACTCCATTTGCCGACTTTACCGCGAGCGTATCGAGCGGGGTATTTCCCTTCCTTTTGGACTCCTTTTAAATCAACATCCCAAAACTCTACTGTAGCGCCATCCTCAACAGCGCTCAGCATGTATTCATTTTCGTCATCTCGTGACGCTAATCCCTTCAATGATAGCGACACTTCTAACCCGCCCGATGTCGGCACAGCTCCATCTTTTGTCTGCTGCGACTTGCTATCGCGCGAGTATTCCCATTTATGTTCAATCTGATAAAGCGGCTTTGTCGCAGCTACAGAATCAGCTTCGTCTAAACGACGAACTAATAAAAGCTTGTCTTTACCTTGAATTGCTCCCATTAATATTCCTCCTAATAAAATCGCATTTCTAGCGGAATTACACAGTGCCAGAGTGCGGTATTTGTCGTTGTGTCTTGCAGCATCTGTGGCTGTGTATTATTGTTTAATATTTTCCAATTAAAGCTTTTTGATTGTCGAAATTTTCTGAGCTCCTGCATAATGGCACCTTTCATATCAGATACCTGTTTACGTTTCGTGTGCAAGCCGTAGATATGAACAGATAGTTGAATCGTTCCGACTATAATTGACTTCGTAGCAGATGGGAGTTCTTGAGATTCGCCAATATAAACGAACGGATAGGGTGTATTGTCAGGCGGCAAGTAAGTAAAAACGCTATAACCCAAATCCTGACAAATCTTAAATACTTCATCGTATAATTCTTGATCTGGTTCTTTGACCATCACGCCACCAACTCTCGCATTTCTTTTTTAAATATAATTTTCTGATAGTTGAAGGCCGCACGTACGAAAGGTTGTGCGTTCATAAACCGTGTGCCAAATTCTAAATAAGGACTATATTCAGTCATTGGCATAACAAGAACTGAAAAACCTGCCTCTTGAATCTGCATAATAATTGACCGTTTGGTTGCACCGGTCGGACTGATAAACTCGCCGTTGTGATAATGGCCTTTGAATTGCGCTCTTTTTTGCATTTGATTGGTTAATTGTGCTCCATTATTTTTTACGACTTTCTTTACATCATCCAACGATGCTGCGTTTTGCAGATGCCTCATTAACTGATCAATACCCTTATACTCAAGATGTGCTTTCATTCTTAGACACCTCTTGTACGATGAATGTGTTTTTTAACCTTAAGTTTCGTTCGGTAATTATCTCAAAGGACTGGATTTTACCAGTTAGCTTATTGAGAATTGTCACATAATCCCAAGGTTTAACATACGGCCGCAGCAGGCGAATAACTTTTGCTCCTTGCTTGATCTCTCCAAAAAGCTGTTTTGAGCGATCCGTTCCAAGATCAGTTACATTGGCTAACTTTGAAATCTCGGTTTTTTTTCCGTCCACATACTCTCCGAGTTTGGGGTCGTAATAGCCTTCTTTTTCGATAATGAAAGTTACCTGTGTGTCATATCTCATACGAACCTGGCAACTCCTTTTCGTGGAATACTCTTTTCTTTCTGCTTTTTGTTGTACACATCAATATCATCTTCGAAATCATCCAACAGAGCACCGTATGATATAGACTCTCCTTCTTGGTTGTATGAATCCATTCCTTCGTTTCCTTTGCGATTAAATCGTTTGATAGTACATTCAACCACGATATATTCTAAAACATTCGGTACGCTTTCAATGAAGTCTAGACGCACACACAATTGATTAGATATTCGCTTAATGAAATCAGTTAATTGATTATCTAGTTTTTCATCATCCTCAATTTCAAGCGATCGCTTTACTTCAGCTAGAATTTCAATTTCGTCCATAACTGCCTCCTTTCAAAAAAAAGAAGGCTAGTCAAAAGACTAACCTTCTGGTTCAGATAACGTTAATGTGTTGCTATCTGCGAATGAACCATCTTCCGTAATACAAGATGTCGTATATGTTCCAGCTGGTACTGACTCTGTCCAAGAAATTAATCCTGATTCTGATACAGCCAACCCTTCCGTTACTGGCTCAATCGAGAAGAACACTTTTTTATTCGTTGCTTTTTCAGGCAATACATTAGCTGCTAATTGCCTGCTTCCTGCAGTCCCCGCTACTGCTGCCGAATTTTTAGGAGAGAGCGTCACGCTCTCAACGGGGATAATTACTCCCCCACATTCATAATGCAGACAGCTTCGGATTGCTCAAAGGATGGTAACGAGATCATAGACACTTTCGTTTCTACGTTCACTGGATCTGCTTTCTTCATAGTGGTAATCGCAACACCAGTATCAACTACTTGCACATTGGCGACATTAGGACTAGACATCAAGTCAGCTTCTTCTGGCGTAGTACCAAACCAAGTTTTCCCTAAAGTCTGACCTGGCAACAATACGAAAATATCGTCAGGAATAAATTTGTGTGTGCCTGAAGCGTCCGTATATACTTTGTCGTAAACTACAATCTCCAAGTTGAATTCCTCAGAAATATAGTCTAGCAATGCTTGTTTTGAAAGTTTAGCTGCCTGTGCATTTGCGTTATTTCCTAAGATCGTCGCTTTGATTGCAGCGTTCTGACGTAAATAACGGAATGTCTTACTATTTAGAACTGCACGAGCAGGCGTGACACCTTCTTCTTTCATCGCTGTCGTAGCAGCGTCAATATCTTCTACAGGATCAGCATTCTCAACGTCGGACCATTTAACTGCCGCTTTCTTTTTATGGCCATCTGGTAAATCATAATCGATGTTATACTTTTGACCGTTTTCATCGATCGTAATCGTACCAGTAGTCAACATTTGCATCCGCATAATTTCACGTCGCACAGCTGCCCCACGAAGTAGCTCAGCCACATCATCGAAAATACGATTGAGTAAAACATCTCGATAAGCGGCGTTATTCGTTTGATTCACCATTTGTAATTGTTGGCGTAGTTCTTCGTCGATGTAATATGATTCTTTAAAGAAGATCATTTTTGCGATCAATTCTTCAAACCCTTTTCGTCCACGAGGAATAACATCTGCATCAAGAGCTGAAGGCCGCAAAGCAACTGGAGAACCTGTTTTCCCCTTTAACCAAGATAACTTCATACCTAATTGCTTATCAGTCGGGAATAACTCCTCGCCTAAATAAGGCTGCATCTCATTCACTTTTTCAGCCCAATAAGTAGCGATATTTGGCGCTTGGACCAAATCAAAAATGTTCATTGTCGCGAATGTTTGTAGATTCATTTTCATAAGTGTTTCTTTTCGTACTCGTACATTCATTTAACAGTTCCTCCCTTATTTGTTGCGTTTGACAAAATACACTTTGCCATCCAACGCAGTCTTTGCTTCATTAACGATTGTCAATTTGTCATCTAAACGGTATTCATTCACGGTTCCGAAATACAACAGTGTTCCGTTGCCTGTAGCGGAATCTGCATCAAAGACAACATCATGAAGTAATACCCCAACCGTCTTGTCTCCAGTAGTTACATCGTTCGTTACTTTCACCGCTGCTTGTTCGTCAGCGAAAGGATCAGCAGCGCCTACAGGTGTTCCGGCAGGAATAATTTTTTTCCCTTCACCGTTAGTTGCTGTTACTCCCGTTGAATCAACAACGACTGACAAGCTTTTATAATTGCTCACGTCTGCTAAGATCTGATTTTTTGATCCAAATACTCGTTTTTCCATGTTTTCATTTCCTCCTAATTTTTGAAATAGGTATTCTTTGGTGTTTCAACTTTCGTACGTTGCGCCAATGTTTTTCCATACTCGCCTACAGTTTCTGATTGACTTGTACCATCCAGCGGAACTTTGCCACCTAGTCTCTTTTCGAAATCAGCCTTGATGATTTCACGCTGTTCATCAATTAGTGCAAGAAATCCTTTTACGGCTCCTGCAGTGTCCTCTGCGGTGTCCTTAACGACAAATGACAGTATACCTTCATTCGCTTGAACGCCTTTATCAGCAAGCATTTTCGTAGCAGTTTTTGACATCTCACTCAACGTTTGTTGCTGTTCAAGTTCAGCGATCTTGGCCTCCAATTTTTCTCGCTCGTATTCTGCTTTTTGATCAGCATTCATTTGAGCTAGTTTCGTCGCTTCCGATTGTTCAGCCTTCCATTCCTCTTGGGCCTTCGCAACGGCTTTTGCAGTTTCGGCCGTAATCATCTTCGCTACATCCTCACGGGAAAAAGTTTTACCAGTACCCTGATCACCTTCACTGCCTTCGGATTGCTGGCCTTCACCTTGTGACTGCTGCCCCTGCTGAGAGTTAGTCGACGCTCCTCCACCGGCACCATTATCACTACCTCCTTCTCCACCTTCGGCAAATAGTTGTAAGTTCATTGGCATTAATAAACGTTTTTTCATGTGTAATCCTCCACGGTTACGCCGCTACCCGATAATTTAATGGTTACGCCATCACCCGAAACAGCTTTCTCTTTAACGCCTGCAAGCAGTAAGAAGGCAAAATAAAAAAGCCTTTTTTCGCCTTGCTCGGGGCTAAACAAAATAATATTTTTTCGTTATAACAAATTTTTCAACTGATTAACCATATCTTTAGGATACGGATCAACAGTTGATTCCAAACCTTCTATCCAGAATAATAAAGTTCTTAAAACTTCTAAATCGCCTTTATCGAAATTATTATCGTTCTTAATTGCAACAGTGATACTAAATACACGAGAGACAAACGTAAAAAATAAAGATGGGGTTTTATCCCAATAGTACTTGTAAGTCTCGAAGATGTTTATTAATCTGGATATTGGTGAATCATGTACACTAACTCGTAATAACTCAAATTCTAAAGAAATTCTTATTTGACTATATAAATCTGTATGAATCTCAACAATCTTTCTATCAATTTTAGAAAATGATAACTCATTTTCGGAACGGATTTTACTGAGAGACTGTTCATTTTTCTCTCGTAAAGATTGAATATCATTTACTTCAAATACTGTGGCTATTTCCTTTAGAACCATATCTCTAGACTCCGCCTTCATTTGTTCCAATTGCTTCTTTCGAAAACCAAACTGATAAAATGCAAATGCAGCGATAAAAAGACCTAATATTGTTAAACACACAGTCACATAAAAATTTTGCTGTCCCATCATTTTATTCACGACTTCGACATATTGATCACTCGTAATTCTTTTGATCAATTCAGATTTTTGATCTTCTGTCATCTGATTAATTAGTTGATTCAGTTGTTCATTCGTCATTTTATCCTCTCCTTTGGCATTTCAATATTACCAAATCAAAGGACAACAATAAATACTAATCTGCTTTATCGACTGCTAACGAGATTCAGGATCACCAGCCTGACCGGCAACATTTGTCTGTACACTTTCGTCTAATCTTTTGAAGAAATTGACAAAATCATTCTCGTTATTCTCGGTTAGTGTTTTCCATAACGGTTCAGCTCCTTTAAATGATTTTTTTATATGTGACTGTCGCACCCATCCGCTCATACCAGCTCGTTATTTCTAAAAGATTCGGTAATGTATGGGAAATTATCGAGATTGTTAATCTATCCATATCATCGCTATTGACTACCGCAACATGCACATGATTACCATTCCAAGAAGGTTTCAACTCGTTGCTAATTAGTTCTTTTTTTGAGTTGTAAATCGGATTCTTTTTCCATTGTGTACTGTTCTCGGTTTCGATTGCCTTTTTGTAAGCATGTCCCAATCCTTTGTGAACTTCTAATACTAGAATCACTTCGTTGAAATCTTTCAAAA